GACGAACATGCACTGCACCTCACGCGCCATGCGCCGCACATACGCACACGCCAACTGCGCATCCGTGCGGTTGTCGATCACGGACAAGAGCTTCATCGCTTGCTGGATCTGCGCCATCTTGTTGTCCGACACGGGCGCAGTCAGCGGGTCGTGTAGCACACGGGCAATCGAACAGTTGCTCTCACCCAACGCACGGAACGCCATGAACTCAGCCGCCACTAGCGTACCCACAGCACCGGCCAGCAACATCTCCAAAGTAAACTCGTCGGTCAGACCCTCGGTCTCATGCGCCGTGAGGATCGTCCCCATACTGCTAATGGAGCGCGGCGTCGCATACTTGCCGCCCTTCTTGCGTGGGTTGTAGATCCTGCCATTGGTACGGGACAAGTCCTTGCCGTGGTGGATACCCCCCGGCTCGTAGTCCATGAACGACTCCATAACCTGTGGGTAGGACGCTACGTAAGCGATCACCATGGGGTGAACACCAGCGCCCTGCGCATACTGCACGTACTCCTCGGCAGTAGACTTGCGCACGTTGATCGTAATCATCCGGTCCGTGATGTGCTCTTGGATCACATCACCCAAGCCCTCGATAGACAGATTCGTAAGACACACGGTCAGGCTACCCTTGGGAAAGTAATAGTCACCGACCCGCCCCTCGTAGACCAATGGCGCTAGCACGTTGTGCATATAGCGTGTGGTCTTGCCGATCTCATCGAAGCACAGCATTACAGGCCGAGAGTTGGCCACGCCGTGGCGATTGAGCTTACTGACACCAAGCCGCTCGTTGGGTAGCTCACGGGATACGCCCGCCTCTCGGTCAATGTCTGGCATGAACACGGAGCCGTCGCTCAACTGAGAGCAATCAATCGGCTCGATGAAAAGATGGTTGGCGTACGCTTGCTTCTTGGCAAGGTTACGGAAGAGTTGGGTCTTGCCGATACCATGCTCGCCTTGGACGAGGATGGTCTTCTTGCCGCTGAGAGATTCGATAGCGGCCTCGGCTTGGGCTAGTGATAGAAAGTTCTGCATGTCAGTCCCTTGGTGTTTTGAAGGTGAGTCCACTGCGCGGATAGTCCGCGTCAGCCATAAACATGGGCATCTCGTCCCATTTATCTCGATAACTTGATGTGTTGTTAATTCCGTGTAATTTCTGGATCAGTTCCTCCCGTAGTTTGTTGTCTGGCATTGGTACGTGTACGTACTCACCGAAATTAGGTATGCGCGGGTCAAGATTCTTCACCCACTTACGGTTCCTACGTTCCCATTGCGTCTTGATGTCATACGCCATGCGCATGACCCCGTTGATAATCTCCTCGGTTGGCTCTTGGCGTAGCCAGTCACCGTCAAACGATACGCACCTGTGGTCCTGATACATGTCCAAGTTATCCCGACCTACCAGTGCCATGGTCACGTACGGCTCGGCTAGGCGCACCGTCTCTTTGCGCTCATCTCTGCGTTCCTTGCTCATCAAGCGCCGACCATGCGGCACGTGCCAAGACTTCTCACGTATAAGTAGCCCACTCGCCGTGAACACACACTTGGCGGTGAACTCCCCACGCGCACGCCTAGCCAGCGCCAGCGGCACGACCACACGCACGTTGTCTGTTGTCATCACGCGAGATTGATACGGCGTTACTCGGTTGTGAAAGTGAGAGTCGGTCTGCGAACCAGTGTACGAGTACCACACCTCGTAGTTCCCGTTGGGTTGTGGTTTGAATAAGCGACACAGGGATGTGTCGTACATAGCTAGATCGTAGTAGTCTGCGTTAGGTCCACGTTCCAGCCGGTAATGCGTGAACGATGAAGGTTTGCGTGGGTGAAGGGATTTTTGATTAGATGTCAGCTTGGTTGACCGACACTTCGGTGCATTGTTCCACCAGTTTTCAGCCCTGAAGTAGGACCTGACTCGTATAAGATCGTTGCATAGCGCGCCATAGGCCATTTCGTTCTCCCAAAGTTATTGAATCTGCGTCTGACGCATCTTGGTGATGTCGTTCTGCGCAAGTCTGCTGGTCAGCGTGACCAGTCCATCGAGGATGGCGCGTGTCCGAATTCCACGTGCCATGCCACCGCCCTCGTAACGTATCGTGAACCAACCGCGCGGCCCGGTGGTCAACGTGACCTTCGTGCCCTTGACCGCATACCATGCGTTCGCATATGCGATAGCTAAGTTCTCCCGTTCCCGTATATTCATCATTCAGCCTTTGTAATTGGTACTACCAAAGAAACAGGGATGTCCGTTTCGTAGTTGGCAAACACGTTGATGTAGATGCGCCCGTCTGATACATGCACACAGATCTCTGGATCATCGAGCGTCTTGTAGCGCAGAGATATGCCGTTGGGCGACTCGACCACGGACCAGTCATTGATAATCATTTGAAAATCCCCGCTATGGTTTCAATCTGGTTGAGCGCAGTGCGCGCGTCCTTCAGTTGCTTAGCTACCCATGCGTAACTCTCATCTGAGAACCGTTCGTTGCTCTGCATCTGTTCGATCTCAGCGACAATCATGTTCGCCAGATGGTTCCACCCGCGATCCGCTCTAACGGCAAGCGCATGCAGTTCTGAGTAGCTTTTGTCTTTCACCTCTAAGTGGGTGTCAACGCCAATCACCTGCGCTATCCGCGCTACGGATACCCGTAGCGTGGTCAGTTCCTTGCGTAAGTCATTCTCCATCTTCATCCTCCTCTTCAATCACGCTTATAAACTCGGCATACCAGTTTTCGTCGCCCTGCGGCAGATCTTTGCGCCCTTTGATCTCTTCAAGCGCAAGCATCTCGGCTTCGTCCTCCGACTCGGCCTCTACCTCTGCGTCGTAGTGCACCTCGTAGTGCATCTCAACCAAGTACTTCTGCTTCATCACTTACTCTCCGGTTGACTCGCGGACAAGATGTCCGCCAGTTGGCTGAAAAGCATGGGTCCGCGCGCTTTATCACACGCATGCCATGCGGCTAACACACGCGCCCTCGTTGCCGAGGGTATGTCGTGTATCTTTTTAGAGTCCCGCATTTGTTTGGCGTACTCATCAATCACTTGCAGATACGTTTCACAGAAGGCAATGACACGTTCCTTGCCGTTCTCCGTTGCGTACCGTAGCTGGTCCTTCACCGCTCTACGTTCTACTGAGCACAGGTCGAGCGCAGGCTTCACACGCGCCAGTCGTTCGCGTTCCCAACGCTTGGTCACCGCCGTGGACATTTTGCGCCTTGCGTTAGTAGCGCGGGTTCGCAGGATGCCATCGGCAAACTCACGGGTGATATCCCGGGATAGCACCAGCGTGTTGAGTTCGCGCTCCGTCATTGACGTATAGGGTCGAGGCTTGGGTCTGCATTGTCTACAGATTGACATCTCCATTGTGAGTCTGCGCCCGTCGTACAGTCCGCGCCCCTCAGACGCCAACTTTGAGAGCCGCACACGGAACGCACTTGGCTTGTAAAAGGTTTTACATTGTCCACATTGCTTCATGGGGTGGTCCACCGTTCCGATGTTGAGTGCGAGAGGCTGGGCCTGTTGAAAGCCGCATGAATACTAGCGTTGGGGGTGTTACCCCCGCGTATACCTACGTTTTTAAAAGAGTGCCACGGCAAACGGAAAAGCGCAAGTCGGCGCAAGTCTGTCCGGCTACACATACATATATATATCTTTTGGAAAAAACTATATATATATACGTAGGTTTCTGGGGGGGTGGACGCCTGAAAGCCGCATGAATCCACGCCATTCCAGCGTCCTGTGCGCTCGCACAGAACGTCGGAATGGTGGACCACCAAACTTTTGTTGTTTTTCAACAACAAGGACTCCCTAATACGTTTTGGAGAACTACGGCAAAGGCCATGCCGTAGACGAAACCCCACAACCAATTTGGCACTCTCATGTCGTTCTCTTTGGGTTAAGTTGGGACAAGACTGCTCGGTCTGTCACCAACATGTAGTTGCTCTTGTTCATTGGCACAATGGTGTGCTTCACGCTACGCGCTTCTCGTTCGCCACACGACATGCAAGTTGGGCGCGGCATACGCCGCCGCCCATACTCAACGCGCACCGAGTAGCACGACACACAGATGGGTAAATGCTCGTCATTCATAGGATGCCCCGCCCGCGTAGCCACGCGCTTGCCGCGTCGATTGCGTCTTCGTCGAACTCGACGATTGTCAGGTCGAACAGTCGGTCGCTCTCCGTTCTATCGTCGAACTCGACGCTACTGTCGAGATCAAAGTCTGGGTCTACCGTGTTCACGGCGAAGCGCCCATCCCAATGCGCGCGACCTGCGCGCAGTACGTCGTACGTGTCCATTCTTCGTTCTCCATTCACCAGTCGTCGCATGACGCGACAGTTAAAAAAACTCCCGGACACAATGTCCGGGAGTCGCTCAAACCCAACGTCGGGTTTTCGTTTGCCCACGAAAACGCGGACAAACGAAAACCCGCGTGCGGCTAGCCGCGCGCGGGTTGCATGGATCGGGTTGGGTTACTTGCTAGCGTTACGCTCCCGTTTGATCTTATCAATCCCTGATTCCAGTCGATTGAGGGAGTCTGATTCCAGTTTCGCAATGGCCTTCAGGAGCCGTGCGACTTCATCCTGTTTGGCTTTACCGCTGGGGTTCTTTTCGGGTTCGTCAAAAAGATCGTTTAGCATTCGCCGAATCTGACGCGCGGCTGAGTCGCATTGCGTTTCGGCTTGTTTCAGCGCGGCTTGTTGTACCGCCATTACCGCCAAGTGCGGATCCATTCCATGCTCGGTTACTAGCCGCGCGGGTTCACCATTGACGATCTTTCGTGCACTGATCTGCGCGGCTAGCGGATTCGGATCGAATTTCGATCCGCGTTGCCCTTCGGTTAGCGTTAGCCCGTAGCGCGAGCAACCCCAGCGCTGAAGGAAAGCGTAACAAGTGTCACGGTCGGCTATCCGTAGATCGCGGATCTGATCGCGCGCGGCTTGCGTTGCGTTCGACATTGTGTCGAACAACGCGAAAATCGCACGCTCATCGATCTGCGCAGAATCCGTGATCTGTTCAGCGGCTTGGTCGAGTGCTACGGCTAGGTTGTCTTGTGTCATATCCATCTCATCATCTCCATCGGGTTGAAACTCGCGGACACCATGTCCGCGAGTCGGGCATGGGTTGCCCTACGGGAGATCATGCGAAAATCGTGCCAACCCCACCCCCTCCCCACCCCCCTCTGTGTGGCGGCGAGGCCCCCCGCCCGCCGGAACACTGTTCCTCACACCCACCCCCAATTTCCAAATACCCCTGTCCAATCCACCAACGTCAATTCAGACCCCCCACCACTACTATAAAAATTTGTAATTATCCTTGTCCAACGCTAAACATGCTTGCGTTTGTCAAATCTTGCGTGTAGAGTGGTTTCATGCTAGAACATTTAATACATGCTCCCGCTGTTACGGACACGGCTAACTTCACGCCGTTGCATACGGCTGCGCCGGAAAAGATTGTGTCGGCTAAAGTTGCCACTACAAAGTGGCTAGAAGATCTGGGTGTGGTGCCAGACGCCGCGCTTGAGCAGGAAATAGAAGTTGACCGCGCTCGGAAAGCCTTTGGCTCTTTAGTTGCAACCACGGACACAGATGACCAGCGCACGGCGCTAGCTGCAATCAAGACGCCTGTTGCAGTGCAGCATTTAACTGGGATGCTCACCGCATATGATTGGGAGTTTGTGCAACAGGCCAAGGAACTTCGTGGCTATACAGTGGCAAAGATCGTTGAAGAGACTAAGCACACGAACCCGAGTATTCGACTCAAGGCGCTGGGAATGCTGGGGCGCGTGACTGAGGTTGGTTTGTTCACGGAGAAGATTGAGATTAAGAAAGCGGATCTGACTGATTCCGAGTTGGAGACGCGAATTAAAGAGAAGCTCAATCGCTTTATGCAAGTTGTTGATGTCGTAGACATATCAGATGTCCCTGAACAGCTTCACGACTCTCAGCAAAGCTGAGCTTCAAGCGCTCCAGCGAGCGCTTCCCCATATGTCCACCAAGGACAAGATGGAGTTGTTTGAGGATTTGGAAGTCCGAGAGCATCGAGCGCGCATGTCTGCCGCGCACAGTTCAATTTTAGGTTTTGCTGCTGCCGTATATCCCGGGTTTAAGGTTGGCGCTCACCACCGCAAGCTGGCAAAGATCTTCCAAGATGTGCTCAACGGCACAAAAAAGCGGGTGATTATCAATATTGCGCCACGTATGGGTAAGTCAGAGTTCTCGTCTTACCTGTTCCCCGCGTACTTTTTGGGTAAATACCCCGAGAAGAAGATCATCATGGGCACGCACACCGCTAGTTTGTCTGAGGATTACGGGCGGCGGATACGAAATTTGATCGACGGCGAGGACTACGCAGAGATTTTTCCCCAGACAAATGTGGCAGACGACCAGAAAGCGGCGGGGAAGTGGTCAACAACGGCGGGCGGACAGTACTACGCCGCAGGCGTAGGGGGTGCGCTAGCTGGACGGGGCGCGGATTTGTTTGTAATTGACGATCCACACTCGGAACAAGACGTAAAGATTAATTCCCGGCTGGCTTTTGATAACGCATGGTCTTGGTTTCAGACTGGGCCGCTTCAGCGGTTGATGCCGGGGGGCGCGATCATAGTAATTATGACGCGCTGGTCCCTGATCGACCTGACTGGGCGCTTGATCGACTACCAAACAAAGAACAAAGACGCTGATCGGTGGGAGATTGTTGAGCTTCCCGCCATTCTTAATGAAGATACGGAGCAGGAAAAGTCGCTCTGGCCTGAGCAGTGGCCGCTTGACCAGCTAAAAAGCAAAAAAGCCAACATGGACCCCCGGTTTTGGAACGCGCAGTACATGCAGCAGCCCACAGCCGACACATCAGCGGTCGTCTCACGCAAACATTGGCGCATTTGGCCCAGTGATGACCCACCCACGTGCGAGTACATCATCCAGTCGTGGGATACGGCGTTTGAAACCAAGAACAACTCGGACTATTCTGCCTGTACTACGTGGGGCGTCTTCTATAATGAAGAAGAAAACAACTCGCCGCAGATAATTCTGCTTGATGCGTTCAAGGAACGCATGGCGTTTCCCGAATTAAAGGCGGCAGCATTTAAACACTGGAAGGAGTGGGACCCAGATGCCTTCATTGTGGAGAAAAAGGCAGCGGGCGCACCGCTCATCCAAGAGTTGCGCAGCATGGGCATACCTGTGCAGGAGTTTTCCCCGAGTCGCGGCAATGACAAGATGGTTCGGATGAACGCTGTGTCGGATCTGTTTCATTCCAACAAGGTCTGGGCACCGGATACGCGCTGGGCTAGGGAAGTTATTGAAGAGGTTGCCACTTTCCCTGTGGGGGAGCATGATGACTACGTAGATACGACCACCCAAGCCCTGTTACGATACCGCCAAGGGGGGTTTATTGCGCTGGACTCGGACGAACGGGACGAACCGTCCATCTTTCGCCGCCGAGTGGCGGCTTACTATTAGTATGTCAACACAAAAGTTCATGGGGCGTGGGCAATTGATTGACCGTCTGTCAGCACAGATGGGGGCAAAGGAAGCGGCGCTCGACGTTCTACGTTCTAGGGGGCATATTGATCAGTTTGGTAACTTGACCGAGGCAGGTCGGACGCGAGATGCAATGACAGCAGAAGAACGTGCGCTTGACCGGGCTAAAAAACGCACAGGCAAGCCCGTGTCCTCATTCAAGTATGATCCCGCCACTAATCGGGCAACTTTAAAGAAGAGATATTGATGGCAACAAATATCGACAAAGCACTCTATAGCGCACCGCAGGGGATTGATACTCTTGCTGCGCAGGAAGAACCGCTTGAAATTGAGATTATTGACCCAGAAGCTGTCAACATCAAAGCAGGCCCACTAGAGATTAGTATTCAGCCAGACGGTGAAGAGTCCGACTTTCACGCCAATCTTGCCGACGACATTGATGCAGGCGACTTGGATATGTTGGCGGGGGAGCTAGCTGAAGCTGTTGATAACGACCGCGCTTCGCGTAAAGACTGGGAGAAGTCCTACAAAGAGGGCTTAAAACTCTTGGGTCTCCAGTATGAAGAGCGCACGGAGCCGTGGAACGGCGCTTGTGGCGTGTTCCACCCCATGATTACAGAAGCCGTTGTGCGGTTCCAGTCCGAAGCTATCACAGAATCGTTCCCAGCGCAGGGTCCGGTGCGCACCAAGATCCTTGGGAAAGAGACGCCAGAGAAAAAAGAAGCCGCTAAGCGTGTTGAACACGACTTGAACTATGAGCTTACGGAAGTGATGCGCGAGTTTAGGCCCGAGCATGAACGCATGCTGTGGAGTTTACCGGCAACCGGATCGGCTTTCAAGAAAGTTTATTTTGATCCGTCGCTTGACCGCCCGGTATCAATGTTTGTACCGGCAGAGGACATTATTCTGCCGTATGGGGCTACAGATTTGGATACGTGCTACCGGGTTACGCACGTTATGCGCAAGACTGAGCAAGAGATTGTTCGTCTGCAACAGGCTGGGTTTTACCGCGATATTGAACTGCCAGATCCAAGCCGCGAGCAGACGGACATCCAGAAAGCCAAAGACAAAGAGACGGGATTTAGCGATCTGAATGACGACCGTTACACGCTGTACGAAATCCACGCGGATCTGGATATTGCCGGATTTGAGGACAAGGATGATGACGGGGAAGAAACGGGGATTGCGCGTCCGTATGTGATCACAATTGTTAAAGGCACCAATGATGTATTGGCTGTTCGGCGCAACTGGAGAGAAGAGGATGAGTTCTGCTTAAAGCGGCAGCACTTTGTTAAGTACGACTACATCCCCGGCTTTGGTGCGTACGGTTTTGGTTTATTCCATCTGATTGGTGGCTTTGCCAAATCTGCTACCAGCATCATGCGTCAGCTTGTGGACGCGGGGACGCTATCGAATTTACCGGGCGGTTTGAAATCCCGTGGGTTGAGAATTAAGGGCGATGACACACCGATTGCGCCGGGAGAGTGGCGCGATGTAGATATTGGGTCCGGAGCGCTGCGCGACAACATCCTGCCGTTGCCATATAAAGAACCATCAAACGTCCTGTATCAGTTGCTGTCCACGATTGTGGAGGAGGGGCGCAGGTTCGCAGCCACGGCAGATATGCAGGTTAGTGACATGTCGGCTCAAGCCCCAGTGGGGACCACGTTGGCTTTGTTGGAGCGCCAACTCAAGGTAATGACGGCGGTACAGGCGCGCCTGCACTACAGCTTTAAGCAAGAACTGCGCCTGCTTGCGCAGATTGTTCGGGACGAGACAGATGACGAGTACGACTACGACCCAGAAGAGGGGCCGCGCAAGGCCAAGAAGTCTGACTACGACCATTTAGATATCATTCCCGTTAGTGATCCCAACGCGGCTACGCTGAGCCAGCGGGTTGTACAGTATCAAGCCGTCATTCAGATGGCGCAGATGGCACCGGACATTTACGATCTGCCACAGTTGCACCGGCAGATGCTGGAGATTCTAGGTATCAAGCATGCAGACAAATTGGTGCCGCTGCCAGAGGACATGAAGCCGCGCGATCCGGTAACGGAGAACATGAACTTGATGAAGAGCGAGCCGGTAAAGGCGTTCTTCTACCAAGACCACAAGTCGCACATTCAGGTTCACATGGCGATGATCCAAGACCCAACGATTGCGCAGGCACTTGGGCAGAACCCGAAAGCGCAGCAGATCTCAGCCGCTCTCATGGAGCATATTGCAGAACATGCTGGGTTCTTGTATCGCTATCAAGTAGAGCAGCAACTTGGTGCGGCGTTGCCTAAATACGACGAGGACTTGCCGCCAGAAGCCGAGTACGCGCTCTCTAATCTGATTGCGCAAGCCTCCAAGCAGGTGGTGGATCAGAACAAGGCGCAGCAGGCCAGAGAGCAGGCGCAGCAGCAAGCCCAAGATCCGCTGATCCAGATGCAGCAGCAAGAGTTGCAGATGAAGCAACAAGAGTTGCAAATTCGCCAGCAGGAAGCGCAGGCTCGGATTCAGCTTGATTCGCAAAAAGCTCAGCTTGATGCACAGCTAAAGCAGCAAGACATGCAGCTAAAGATGCAGACAGCAGCGGCGCAGGCGCAGGCAGCACAAGCCCAAGCGCAGGCGCAGGCAAGCAAGAACGCACTTGATCAGGCACGCCTTGAATTAGATAGAGAAAAGATGACCGGCGACATGCAGCTTGCCGGGATGAAGATGGGCGCTCAGATTAAAGAAAGCAAAGCCAAGCAAGAGGCCCAGCATGAGATCGACGGGCTTCGTATTGGGGCAGATATTGCCAAGCATAAAGCTCAGACAGCCGTGCAGGCTGAACAAGCTAAACAACGCAAACCGGAGAACAAAGAATGATTCATGAATTTGCCCGTGTATTGCGCGAAAAGATCCGTGACGATTTGAACAACTACGCTGATGATTTGGCTAACGGCGCGTGTCAATCGTTTGAGGAGTATCGGAAACTCTGTGGTGTTATTCAAGGTCTAGCCATCGCAGAGCGTTACATCATCGACCTTGCTAAAAAAGTGGACGAAGCCAATGACTGACGAACTTACGCCTGAGCAAAAAGCAAAGACAGTCCCAGATCCAACGGGATGGAAGATTCTTTGCGCTATTCCTGAGATGGACAACACGTTTGAGGGCACAGAAATTGTTAAGCCCGATGCGTTTATCCGGCAGGAAGAGCATGCAACAACGGTGCTTTTTGTAGTAAAGCTAGGCCCTGACGCATACAAGGACAAAGCAAAGTTTGCTTCTGGTGCTTGGTGTAAAGAGGGCGACTTTGTTTTGGTACGTACCTATTCCGGTACGCGATTGAAACTCTTTGACCGCGAGTTCCGTCTGATCAATGACGATCAGGTTGAAGCTGTTGTTGAAGACCCCCGTGGCATCAGCCGCGCTTAACGAGGTAACACATGGAAGATTACAAGTTCCCTGATGAAACGAATGGCGTACAGGCCATTAAACCAAACGATGAAGACATTGAAGTCGAAATCGTTGACGACACGCCCGAACAAGACCGGGGGCGCAAGCCGCTGGACCGGGAAGTAGAAGACCCGACTGATGATGAGATTGAGTCCTACTCCGATAAAGTTAAGGGGCGCATCAAAGAATTAACGCACGCACGCCATGATGAGCGCCGTGCCAAAGAAGCCACCCTGCGGGAGAAGCAAGAGCTTGAGCGCTTTGCGCAACAGTTGTTGTCTGAAAACCAACAACTTAAACAGTACGTGGATAACGGAACTGTGCAGTATGCCGAGACTGCAAAAGCTGCGGCTGAAGCCGAATTGGCTGCGGTACGCCGCCAATACAAAGAAGCGCAGGAAGCCTTTGATACTGACGCTATTATTGCCGCACAAGAAGCGTTGACCGAAGCCAAATTAAAGTTGGAGTCGATCAAGAACTTTAGGCCAACCCCTTTACAAACAACTTCAGATACTGTACAAAGACAAGTATCCGCTCCCCAAGCGGTCCAACCGGACGAAAAAACTCTGCGCTGGCAGGCAAAAAACCAGTGGTTTGGATCACCGGGGTACGAGGAAGTTACCAGCTACGCACTAGGGCTGCATCAAAAACTAGTCAGTTCGGGCACCGACCCGCGAAGCGATGAGTACTTTCAGGCAATAGATTCACGCCTGCACAAGACTTTCCCTGACATGTTTGGGGGGTCTACCTCCAAGAGACAATCGGCAGTTGTTGCGCCTGCGACACGCTCGTCAGGCACTCGCCAAGTCAAGCTAACTACAACGCAAGTCGCGTTGGCTAAGAAGTTTGGCTTAACACCGAAACAATACGCTGATCAACTGGTTAAATTGGAGAATGCAAATGGCTGAAGCTAACGCTCGTACCCCCCGTGACTTGGCGTCACGCGAAAAAACTGCTCGGGCTGTTTATGTACCGCCGAGTTCCTTGCCAGATCCTACCCCTGAACCGGGCTAT